CACCAGAGCACATCAATTCTCTTGATTTCAGAAACTTAATCAACATTGATGGAGTTGTGTACAGATTGCAGAAAGTTAGTGATTATGACAGCGGAAAAAATACAAGTACACAAATAGAACTGATTCGCATAATACAAGGAGAGGGAATACAAACAACAACGGTTGTGCCTCCTTATGATCCATTCACTGATCCTGAGGCAAGATTCACACAGGATGATGAGATAAGGATCACACAGGATGGCACCATCAGAGAAATTCAAGCATAATGGGAGTAAAGATTCAAGATTTAACATCCTTAGCAACCAGCACATTTGCTGATAATGACATCATTGAGATTGAGCAATATGTCTCAGCTGGGGTGTATGTTTCAAGAAAGATGACAGGAGCTCAGATCAGAGAGGCCATCAAAACCTATGCTCTGAACATTGTTGAGTACACAGCAGCCTTGACAACATTGCAACTCAGTGATGCTGGCAAGTTGCTCAAGTTGACAAATGCTGGAGCCAATGACTTGAGAGTGCCAGCTGAATCATCTGTGAACTTTCCAATAGGAACACAGATATTGTTGATTCAATATGGAGCTGGTCAGACAACAGTGACAACATCAGGAGGAGTCACATTGAGATCCTCTGGTGGCAAGACAAAACTTTCAGCACAATATGCAGAGGCCTCATTGATCAAGATAGGATCAAATGAGTGGGCTCTTGCTGGTGATATAACAACGTAAAATAAAAATAAAATGAGTACAGATTTAAGTGTAATTTCAGCAAGTCAAGGAACATTCATTGTGAATGATACAACAGAGAAAACAATTCTCCATGATGCCATTGTTGTGCTTGAGGACACAGTATTCAACTCCATCAAGATTGGAGGAGTTGATGTGAAATCAAGTTACATTGCAGCCACAGGAACAGCTGTGAAAGCTGGAGCAATCATCAGGCCAACAGAGGCACAGAAATTCAGTGCAGTTGATTTAGTATCAGGATCAGTTTGTTTAGTATTATGATAGGTTACGGAAATAGTATGTTTTTAGCAACACACGGAATATTAGCGAGGACTGCATCAGGAGGAGGAGTTGACCCCGATGCACAAGCATTCATAACAGCGGCTGCAATTACAGACCCTACTCAACAAGCGGCTATTAATACTTTAGTAGTTGACTTGAAAGGGTATTCAATATGGAATAAAATGAAAGCTATTTATCCAATAGTAGGAGGAACTGCAGCTACTCACAAATGGAATTTAAAAGACCCTCGTGATTTAGATGCTGCGTTTAGGTTAGTATTTAGTGGTGGTGTAACACATTCAATTAACGGTGTTCAATTTGGTGGTGTCAATGGATATGCAAATACATTTTTAAACTCATCAGTTAATTTAACTAACTCGAACAATCACTTTTCAGTATATTCAAGAACAAGTTCGGTAGTAGCTACAACCGTTGAAATGGGTTGTGCAAATACAGGTGCTGTAAATTTTAACCATTTAAGGGTAGCTGTTAACTATTTAGCTGGACATATAACATCAACTAATTTTACAAGTACAACAAATGCGCAAGGCTTTTGGCTTGGTAATAAAGTAGCAAATAATGACAGAAGGGTTTATAAAAACTCAACTAAGGAAGCGACAAATACAACTGTAGATAGTACAACATTACCAAATTTTAATGTATTTATAGGCGCAAGAAATGACAATGGAACTGCAGCAGTTTATTCAGATAAACAATGTGCCTTTGCTTCAATAGGTGATGGCTTATCTGACACCGAAGCAGCTAACTTTTACACAGCCGTACAAGCATTTCAAGTGGCTTTGTCCAGAAATATTTAGACTATGAAATTAATTTGTATAATCCAATTGTTATTAGTATCTTTGAGTATGGAAAATATAACTCAAAAAGAAAATAGCTATTATACAATAATAGGATATAGTCATACTGATAAATATTATATTAAATATTTTGATGCAGTTTGTATATGTGGTAAAAAGAAAAAATTAACTACTCAATATTTAAAAAAGAATATTTCATGTGGTTGTATGAATGAATATAATCATAATAAAACTCATGGAAAAACAAAAACACGTGAATATAAAACTTGGCAAGGAATAAAAGATAGGTGTATAAATAAAAACAATCCATCATTTAAATATTATGGTGAAAGAGGTATCAATGTTTGTAACGACTGGGTAAATAGTTTTGAATCATTTTTAAATGACATGGGAAACAAACCTTCTAAAAATCATACTATTGAAAGATTAGATGTTAATAAAGGTTACTCGAAAGATAATTGCATTTGGGCTACTAAAAAACAACAAGCTAATAATAGAAGAACAAATTATTTATTAACTTATAAAGGATTAACAAAAACACGAGCTGAATGGGCAGATATGATTGGTGTTCATGTTAGAACATTAGCAAGTAGATGCAGAGCTGAAAAACCAATTGAACAAATTTTAAAAGAATATAAAGCATGAGTACAATATATGTAGGTTTATTAACCGTTGAACAGAAAGACCAACTTGTTGGGCAGTGGTATGCTCCAGATAGCTACTTCAACCCACTGCAAGATAATTTTGATAACTGGATAATCTCAGTAGAGGAAATGGAGCAATGTGTTAATCCTGACTTTCTTTGGGTAAAAGACTTAGATTTGATTCCTTACGAACCGAAACCAACACCACCACCTTTTGAATAATGGCAGATAAGCAAGCGGTATTCACACTGAGAGTTGACACAGGCAACTCGGTACAGGATGTTCAGAACTTTGACCAGGCTGTACAGAATCTGAATAAAGATCTCAAAGAGACTCAGACAACGGCCTCTCAACAAACTGGCATGGACCAATTCGAGGCCAAGCTCCAGGAGCTCAATGAGAGACTTGAGGCTGGTGGCTTGAGCATGCGTGACATGACCAAGCTCATGAAGGAATATCAGACCTTGGCAGCACAATCAGGATCACAATCACCAATAGGTCAACAAGCCATTCAGAATGCGGCACAATTAAAAGATGAGATTGGAGATCTGAGAGCAGCAACAACGGCCCTTGCATCAGACACAGTGAAGCTGGACACAGCTCTTGCTGGAGTTGAGACAGGAGCAGCTGCATTCCAGGGAGTGCAATCAGCCATTGCCTTGACAGGTGTGGAATCAGAGGCTTTGGTCCAGACAATGGTCAAGCTCCAGGCAGCACAGGGATTGGTTAATGCTGTTCAGACTGTTGCCAACAATCTTAACAAGGATGCCATACTTGGAATTCAGTTGAGATCAGCCCTCCAGAAAGCTCAAAACTTTATTATCTATGGATCAGCTGCGGCTGTGACAGCTGAGTCAACAGCAACCAAGGCAGCAACTGGAGCAAAGGTTGCAATGACTGGAGCCACAACAGCAACAAATATTGCTCTCAAATTATTCAGAGGAGCCTTGCTTGCAACTGGTATTGGTGCCTTGATTGTGGGCCTTGGTTTATTGGTTGCTAATTTTGACAAGGTTGTCAAGTTCATGAAGCCTGTCATTGATGGATTTAAAGCAATTGGAGATGCAATCGGCTTGACAAACTTTGCAGAGGAGGAGGCTCATAATAAAACAGTATCAAGAATACAATCAGAAATAAAAGCCAGAGAGGATCTTGCAAAGGTCAGAGAGGATCAATTTAATTCAAGTCAAAAACAATATGATAGAGAGCTTGAATTGCTAGATGCTCAAGGAAAAGATACTAAAAAATTAACCAAGTTAAAGATTGAGGAATCAATCAAATATCAAAAAGAGAAACTCAAAGAGCTTGAAATTGAAATAAATTCCTCAAGAGAAACGGCTGAACGGCTCAAGAGACTAAGCGCGGCACAAGATCAGAGAGTTATAAGATTTCAAGAAATTACAAAACAAAGGGTTGAATTAATAGAATCAATCAAGGATGCAGAAAATTCTCTTGCTGTAAATGAAGCAAAAAACAATAAAGAATCCGAGGATGCTCAAAAAGAAAGAAATAAGAAAGCCGCGGATGATGCAAAGGCAAGAGCAAAAGAAAGAGCTGATAATAACAAAAATTTAATAAAACAAATTGAGGATGCTCAGATTGAAGCAATTCAGAATGAGGATATCAGAGCAAGAGCAAAATTGTTGAAAGATGCTGAGAGAAGCACAAAAGAAATTAATAAGCTCAAAGCTGATGAGGAGAAAAAAGCAACATTGAAAAAACTAATTGATGAGAAGTTGCAAAGAGATCTCCAGGCTCTTGATAATGCTGCATTAAAAAAACAACAAGAGGCTGAGAAAACAGCTCTTGATTTCAAGATTAAGCAAGAGAGAGAGCTCCTAAAAATGATTGAGGATCTTTCTGAACAGAACTATCTGGCAACATTGTCTGATCAGGAGAGAGAAGTATTGGCTATTCAAGATAAGTATTTCGAGCTTGAGACATTGGCTCAAGGCAATGCAGTTGCTCTCCAGGAGATTGAGATTGCAAAGGCCAATGAATTAAACAACATCAATTTAAAATATCAAGAGCAGAGAGATAAACAGAATGAGGAACAAAGGCAGAAAGATCTCAAGAGAGAACAGGACATCCTGGAATTTAAACTCTTTGCAGCAACAGAAACATTCAAGCTAATCTCTGATGTTGCTGATCTATTTGGCAAAAAGAATGAGAAGGCAGCAAAGAGAGCATTCATGATTCAGAAAGCATCCTCCATTGCACAGGCAACCATTGAAACATACAAGGGTGCCAATGCCATCTTTGCCAGTGCTGCTGCCAATCCATCAAGCATACTCTTTCCAGCACAACCATTCATTGCAGCTGGCTTGGCAATATCATCTGGAATTGTAAATGTGGCTAAAATAGCATCTCAGAAATTTGAAGGAGGAGGCACACCATCAGCATCTGGTGATACAGGATCAGTTCCTAATTTAACAGGAGCCAGTGCATCATCATTCACAGCCAACACCAATGCTCAGACAACAAACTTGTCAACATTAGGACAAGGAGCTCAGCCTGGTGTGAATCTTTCTCAGGTTGTTGTGCTTGAATCAGATATCACAGGAACACAGAATAAAGTAAAATTACAAGAGGCTAAGACCTCTTTTTAAGAAATCAACTCCAGCCTTTGAAAGAAAGGCCTCTCCAGTGCTGAAGCATCCATATATTCTCAGGAATTCGGATGCTTTTGTCACATCTGGCCTGTGCAACTTTACATTCTCACCTGGCTGAGCATTACATTTGTACACATTGAGATATATGCTCTTGATAAAATGGTTGCCATCTTGCCAGTTGATCTGATCAAAGAGCTTGATCAACTTGGCAGAGTTCATCTTGACAGGCTGATGGCATTCGTAGTTGTTGAGAGGGAACTTGTTGTGCATGAGAAACTCAGCTGTATTTCTTGCGGCCTCTTGATAATGCGGAGGATGATTGGCATTGATCTCCAGGATTCCTTTGAAATATGCAATATCAGGGCACCATTTCTCTGATATGTAAAAGTCATCATTCATATACACGAATTCTCCTCCAATGGTCCTGGCAAAAGTCAAGATCCTGTTGGTCACATCAATCCCTCTGATATTATTGTACTGAGTGCATGGTATATTGAGAGCTCCAGGCACAGCATCACCAATGGTGTAAATGATTGCCTCTGGATATACTCTCTTGATCCAGGCAATTGATTGCAAGATATCAAAGTGATCAGGGCTCCTCCTGTATGGATATACAAATACCATTGAACAAAGATACATAATATATATATGATGAGAGAATTGCCAGTATATGAGATCATGATTGATCTCCAGGATACAGATACAACAGTGTCATTCAATTCCTTGGTTGTGCATCCAGCACATGAGAAGCTCTTTGACACCTTCTCAAAGCAAAGGAAATACCAATTCAATGATGATGAGCAGATCATCACAGGGATTGCCATCTCAGCTGATACTCCAATATATCGGAGAGAGGATGATACAAATGAGGAGTATTATGTTGTGTTCACACCAAAGGCCATCAAAGACATTGTTTTTGATTATGCCAGGAGAAACAATTTCAACAATGTAAATCTTGAGCATGATGAGACAAGAGTTGTTGATGGTATATACATGGTCATGAGTTATGTGATTGACAATGAGAAAGGATTCACAGCTCCTGATAGATTCAAGGATGCAACCAATGGCTCTTGGCTTGTGAGCTACAAAGTAACTGACAAGGAAGTTTATGAGGCTGCCAAGAATGGAGTGTTCAAAGGATTCTCCATTGAGGGTGTATTCAACTTGATTGAGACAGGATCAACAATGGAGGAGGAGTTCATGGGCCAATTGTACACAGAGCTCAAGAAGGTGAGTGAATACATCATTTTTTTCAATGACTATCCAGATGCTGTTGTGAACAATGCCAAGAGAGGGATTGAGCTGAATGAAAAGAATGGCAACAAGTGTGCAACTCAGACAGGCAAGATCAGAGCCAGGCAGTTGTCACAGAGAAAGAATCTCAGCCTGTCAACAATTAGACGGATGTATTCCTATCTCTCAAGAGCAGAGGAATATTATGATCCAGAGGATTCCAATGCTTGTGGCACCATATCATATCTATTATGGGGAGGACTTGCTGGCAAGAGATGGGCCGCATCTAAATTGAAGCAAGCTGGAATTTTAGAACAATAACACATAATAAATAAACAATAAAATGAATCAAAATTTCAAGAAGGTAATGGACTTGCTATCCGAAATTAAGGGAGCATTCCACAAAAAAGAGGCCTCAAATTTTGAGCAAGCAACTTTGGTTGATGGTGTGACTGTCATTGAGTATGAAGCTCTTGAGGTTGGGATGCCTGTTTTTGTTGTTGCTGATGGTGAGATGATTCCAGCTCCAGAGGGTACACATTCCTTGACTGGTGAGATGGATGGAGTCTCAATTGTGGTTGATGCAGAGGGCATCATCACAGAGATCATTGACACAAGAGAGGAGGCCCAATCCGCAGCTGATCAAGGTGATGAGCAACCAGAGGACTTTGAGGCAATATCAGCTGAGCAATTGCCAGCCGTATTGGAACAAGTCACAGAGGTGATTGCTGAACAATTAGGTCTTGAGATGGACAGAGCTTATGATGTGGCCAGTGCTGTTGTAAACAAAATTAATGAAGCAACAGAGATGGATGCATCATCTGAATTCTCAGCAACAGATGTTGAGAACATAATCAATGCAAGACTTGAATCATTCTCTCAAGCTGTCGAAGGCTTAGCGGAAATGACAAAGGCCATTGCTGAAAGCAATACACAACTTGTGAATGAGTTGAGCTCTTTGAAAAGTGAATTCGAGACTTTCAAAGCACAACCATCAGTTGAAACAAGAGAGAATGAGAAATTCTCCAAAGTTGGTAACTTGACAACCAGACAAGCATTTCTATTAAAAAATAAATAAGTAAAACAATGTCACTAAAAAAAATGATTAAAGACAAGTTTGACTATGATGTGTCAGGCTTAGCGGCTTATGTAGATGAGCAAAGAGAGCAGTTAACTGTTCGTGCCGTAACAGAGGCAAAAACATTACAATACATCACAATCCAAGAAGGTATCAAAGGATCAGAGGAAATCAAGTTACTTGATGACTCAATTGTTTATCAAGCTGGTGATTGTTCAATGACTCCATCTGGAGATACAGTATTCACTGATCGTGCAATTGCTGTTGAGACTCTTGGATTCATGAAATCTTTCTGCAACAAGGATCTTGCTGGATTCTGGACACAGTTAGGTCTTCGTCCAGGTGCAATGGCAGAGGACAAAAACTTGCCATTTGAGCAACAAATTATTGACTATCTTTTGAAGTTACATTCAAGAGAATTGGATTCATTAATCTGGAAAGGTAACAAAGCAACAGGAACTGGCAACCTACAATGGATGAATGGATACCGTCAATTCTTAACAACTGGAAATGGTTGTGTTAACTTGAATTCATCATCAACAGCATCAATCTCAGCATCAAATGCTTATGATGTTTTTTATGAGTCTTTTGAGAACACACCAGCAAACATTGCTGAATCAGCTGATTTCGTATGTTTCACAGGTCGTGAGAATTTCAATTTCTTGATCAAAGATTTAGTTGATCAGAATTTCTTCCATTACTCTCCAGCTGCAATTGCAACTATGGATGAGGTAATTGTACCAGGAACAAACATGAGAGTTGTAAAAGTTAACGGATTGAATGGTCTTGATAATATTTACACAGGTCGTGCATCTGAGTTTGTATTCGGTACTGACTTGAGATCTGACTTTGACAACTTTGAGTTGTGGTATTCTCAAGATGATGATGTTCTTTATTTACGATCTAAATTCAGAGCTGGTGTTCAAGTACCATTCTTGAATCAAATCGGAGTTTGGAACGGAACAGGATCACCTAACTAAAAATAAACAAGGGAGGGGGCAACTCCTCCCTATTGTATAACATTTAATACTTAGAACAGTGAGCTGTAATATGACAACAGGGTACAATGACAGAACATGTACCAATGGAAAAGGAGGAATCAAGAGTGTCATTCTCTTTCCTCTTGGCAATGTAAGTGCATCAACCATCACAAACAATGAGGTAACATCATTGACAGTGACTGGTGAGGTGTTTCAATACAAACTAAAAAGCAACTTGTCAAGCTACACAGCACCAATCCAAGTAAACAAAGACAACGGCACATTGTGGTATACACAAACTCTGACAATGATCTTGGCATCAGACACCAAGGAATTGAGATCAGAGATTCATTTGTTGGCACAAAATGAGGTTGTTTGTATTGTTGAGAAAGCATCAGGAGAATATGTTGCTCTTGGCTTTGGAGAAGGATTGCAGATTGCTGATGGATCAGCATATGGATCAGGAACAGTTAAATCTGATCGCAATGGACATGACCTTGTATTGACAGGAATGGAAAATGATGAGGTGCCAGATGTTGATGCAACTGTTGTTGCAACATTATTGACACAACAATCACCATCAATTTAGTAAGTGAGTTAATAAATAGGTTGAAAGGGAGGGAGTAATCTCTCCCTTTTTTTTAATAACTTAGTTATATGGAAATAAAAGCAAATTTAATTGGCACAAAGGCATGGAGCCCAGTGTTCAAAAAATGGATGATCATTGAGAGAGGCAAGGAGGATTTGTATCTTGCTTGTGGAATTATTGATATCTTTGAAAAGAGAAAACCTAAATTGATAAAAGATGCTAAGGATTCAAAGGAATTCAACATCAACAATGATAGTGACAGTAACGGAGCTGACAACAGTGACTCCAGTTTACTATCTGTTTGAGTTTGAACATCAACAGTCATTTGAGAAAGTATATTGCATTCTGCCAAACATCTCAACAAATATTGAGAGATTTGATGAATTCACCATTGAGGATGGTGTGGATGTGACCTTTCCTTATGATGGATACTATATTTACAGAGTTTATCAGCAAACATCATCCAGCAACCTGGATCCTGATTTGTCTGATGGACTTGTTGAGGAGGGCCGAGCTCATGTGTATGAGATTGACTCTCCATCAAATGAGTACAATGAAAACATAACATTCAACATATATGAGTGATTCAGTTAAAATGACAAGCCTCACATTTAAAAAGGACTATATCAAGCCTGATGAGGAGAAAGACAGGATGCTTGGATTCATAAAATGGGGTAAAAAAAATGACTATCCTTATTTTTTGATTGACCTTTACAATGGATCTGCATGGCATCAAGGTATTATCAAGAACAAAACATACTACATTGCTGGAGGAGGCCTTGAGGTTGTCTCTGGTAATATGCAACCATTCATTGAGAATAAGTATGCAGAGTTTGATATGAATGAGATTTCAGAGATGCTGGCTCATGATTATGAAATGTTTGGAGGATTCTGTGCAATAGGTACTTGGAACAGAGACGGCTCAAGAGTGGCAGTGTGGGAACACATTGACCTTGATTCAATCAGAGTTGATGAGAGTGAACGAATGTATTACATTAGTGATGATTGGACAGCAATGCAACAAAGTGCTGAGAAAACGAATCTGAGAGCCATTCCAGCCCTTGATATGAACAATAAGAATGGTAAGTTTATCATTTATTACAAAGATCCTGTAAAGAAAACC